ACACCTACAGGAGTATACACACCAGGTTTCGCATAAGGTTTTAAATTCCTTACCAATAATGAATTTCTTACGAATTGTGTTTCAATAAAGGTTAATTTACTTGGCATGTTGTTGTATCATCTATAAATAGATGCACCTTTATTTTTTTATTTAATTTATCCGGTGTTGTTTGGAACAGAACTATATGGACCCTTGACACTACCATCACTAATCATTTTATTAATTTGTTTAATAAATGTTTCGTTTTTAAATAAATCATACACTTGGGTGTCAGTTAAATTACTAGTATTTCCATTTGGTGTTGTAACTTTAATTTCAATTGCACCTTTATAATTAATATCTTCAACTTTTATTGTTTGATTATTTGATGATTGTGATTGGTTTGCGTCCGCTTTATTTGTCATTGTTCCTGATGCGGTGGCTTTTGCGGCCAATTTTTTAAGTCCCGTAACCGCCAAATCTGCCGCTTCAGCAATTTTATTTCCTGAACTAACATATGGTTGAATAGCGGCTTTAAAATCAATACTTGTAATTGATTGTTTTATATTCGCAAAACCATCTTGTACATCCATACCCGCAGTTTTAAAAATTTCAGCAATTTTGGTTGGACTTCCTTCTCCTTGGAATAAATCCATAATACTTTTTCCTGCTTGGTCATAAAATTTATCAATTGAGGCTATTGCTCCTCTTTGATTACCCAGTGTTTTGGTTGCCGCTGTTGACGCTACTTGGGTTGCACCACGACCAAATTCTCTCAGTTCTCTTGGGGCTTTTGAACCGGCAATTGGTGCGGCAACACTATCAACTAGTTGTTTTAAAAGAGCGTTTCCCAATTGGTCTTGATTTAATTGTTCCTTCGCTAATTGTTCCAAAGTCACCGGTTCGTTAGACTTTTTTAATTCTTCAAGGTCTTTGGTATTAATTTCAGAAATTGTTTTTTCTTGGTCACCAATTTTAACTGTGAAAGCTCCTTTCTCTTTGTTGTATTGGGCTACGTTAGCAATAAATTGTTTGGATTCTTCATCAATTCCTGTTGTTTTAAATTCACCTCTAATTTTATTTAACTTTTGTTGACCCTCAGACATTTTGACTAAGTCCTCATACGCAATTCCCGTAGCGTTTGAAATCTCTCTTAAATCACGTTTGGCATTTGGAAAAACTTTAAATTCTTTTGTTGTTTCATCAAAGTATGTAAACTTTTCGGTCATTTTTACAACTTGATTCTGTAATTCAGCAGTATCTTCGGATGCTAAATACATTAATCTAAATGGGTCCGCTAAATCACCAGCAGCAACACCCAACTTTTGAAATGTAGATACCATATCTACCGCACCTTCTGGGTTAAACACCCTTTCAGCAAATCCAAAAATTTCATTCATATTGATACGTAGTCCCGCAGCCTGCGCCGACATTTTAGCCAATCCCGCAACACCGTTTTCAAAACCATATTTGTTAATTGATTCTAAATTGTTTTTAACCAATGTAAAAACTGCACTTGTGTTAACACCAACTTTTCTTGCAATATCAACAGATTGTTGAATGTTATCTTTAATATTTCCGGTTTGAATTCCCGCATCTTGGAATCCTTTCACCATCTCACCAACACCCTCCGAAGACACACCAACGGCTCTTCCTGCTGCATATAATTCACCAACAGTTTCTCCAAGAGTAATAACATTAGTATTTAAACTTTCCGCAATACCTTTTTGTATATTTGTTACATCTGTTAACGAACCCCCCAATCCTGTAACTAATGGTGTCGCAACGGCCAACTCAACATTTAAACTCCTAATGGCCATTTGTGTTTGACCAAAAGTACCTGCAAGTGTTGCGTTAAAATTAGAAAATTCTTTTTCTAAAAATTTTGTTCTAGATAACCAATTGTCATAACCCTGATTTATCGTATCGGTTAAACTGTTGATTGCCGCCTGCGCCATTGTGACGGTATTTCCTGTAGCTGCTTGCATATTCTAATAAATAGAATAAAACTTATTTTTGATAAGTTTCTATTAATTTGTCCACAATATACCTACGAGCATATGTTGGCATTTTTTGAAAATCTGTCCAAGACATATGTAAATCTCGGCTCAGAATAAAAAATTCGTCTAATTGAAATTTCCTATAATCAGAAGAAAACCCGAAAAAACTCCACCCCAAAGGCGATTTCAACATCTACCTTGTTTCCTGACGGGGCTATAACTGTTTTAGTTAAATCTAACTTTGGTTCATTTTCATCAATGAATTTTCTAATGAATTTTGAATCCATAATAGGTAATCCTTCAACAAACTTAATAATAGTTGACGGTGTTGTATCACCATTAACAGATACAATTTGTTTTTGAAGTTTCATTGTAACTCTTGGAGCAACTCTCCCAGCGGGATATGAATCAGCCACCTTACTAATTTCTTGAAGTTCTTTATATAAAAGTGGTTTTAATTTAACGGTTGCCTGTGACTTTGGTAATACAACATCAAATGTACCATCTTCGTTGGGTTCAGTTGATGGTTTTCTAAAATCCAATTCGTCCAACAATATATCCGATGAAAATCTTTTTCCAGTTTCGGGGTCGTTAATACTGATTTTATATTCAGGTCCAAAAGAAGTATTTCTTAAAAATATTAAAATTGCTTCAATATCTCCATTTAACATTTCATCAGGTTTTAAATCTGGTTCGTACAATTTTGTGCGAACTAGTGTCATAATCATATCATCGGTATTTGAACCCATAATGATATTCTCATCTGCGGCGGTCAAATAACCAACCTTAACAGATTTTTTCTTTGATTTGTAGAATTTACCTTCAGATGGTAATTTTACCACATCGTGTGGTAAATTAAATTCTTGTTGTGCGTATTGTAATAAATTTTCGTCCATAAAAAAAAAACACAGGGAATAGACCCTGTGTTAAATATACCGTATTAAATTAATTTATCAATATAAAATAAAATACAAAATTAGTAAACTAAGATACAACGGTCCATTTGTAATGTAACGTCCAATCCTGCTAATTTGTCATCACTATATGATACACCATCCCAAGCAGATTTTGTAATCATACATTGTTCAAGAATCCATTTTTCCACAACAACTCCTGTTGGGTCCAACATTTCAAGGTCAACATTCTTTTTATAACCCGCAGCATATCCCATACGACCTGTAACTGATTCAGCGTGTAAACGAACCCACTCCATAAGAGCTTGTGTTGCTGATGGACCAATTGGGTCACGGAATTTAACTGAGATTGGATTCCATTTAAATCTACCAGCTACATATGTAGAAGTGTTCAAAAATTGTATCTCAACAGGGTTAATATCAATACTTGGTCTTCCTGATGATTCTACGAACCATTCATTAATACCTAAAGTTGTGTCAAACCTAAGTATAAATCGGTTCGCTCTTTTTGGTTCGTAAGGAACCGGCATTTTCATTAATAAATCAGCCATGGTATATTTTTTTTTTAGTTTTTTGTTTTAGTTTATTTATTTATAAATACTCGTTGTTTGAAAATTTTTGTGTTTACTTTGATTTTTTAAAAATTATGATTCTTTAGTATCTGGTTTTAGTTCCTCCAGCAGTAGAATAAGTCTTTAATACTGGTTCATCTTTAAAACTCTTCTTCATTACTTCTACATTCTTTAAGTCATCATCTGAAAAACCAATACTAGGAACAAAATTATTATTTACATCATCTTTAACATATAATTTTTTACCCAGTTCTTTAGCCTGTCCTTTTACATATGAAATAAATTCTTTCATTGCTTGGACTTTTAATTCCTCGGGGTTAGCAGCTCCTGCGTCTGTACCAAAACTAACGGGATAATATTTGTTCATATCCATATAGTCTTTTATTAATTCCATATCCGACTTGTCCTCCATATTTGAAAGGTCACGGAATTTTCTAAGATTCTTAATTAATAAGTCTTTATTAATACCCATATGGTCAGAAATAATAAGATTATAAATTGCGTCTTTAATTGTCTCGGGGTTGTGTCCACGTGCGGTGATTATTGAAAAAATTGACCCGTTGTTGATTGCCTCCACAAAATCAGACCAAGCGGGACCTGGTTTACCTTTC